TTTTACTAAATTATTTATATTTCTGAATAGCTCACTAGACATTTTAGTATTGGTTCTTGCAAAATATGCAGGATGTTCTACCTCAATAATATGATTGAACTTTCCAATATAAGGCTTGAAAGTTTGAGCCTGTCTTCCAAACAATACATATACTATAGCAGTGTTATTGTCAGATAAGTTCTTCAGTAATTTTGATATAAATGGTCTCCATAACATAACATGAGAACCTACTTTATTCATTTCTACTGTAAGAGCAGAATTAATCATTAATATTCCTTGCTTAGCCCAGCTTTCTAAAGTCTGGTCAAAGATAATATTATTATGTGGAATTTCATAATTAATGCAGGCTTCCTTAACTATTTTTAAAGAAGGTGACAGATTTTCTTCTGTCACTTCTTTATCATTACCAAATAAAATACCAGTAGCTACTCCTTTTTGAGGATAAGGATCCTGACCTAACATGACTACTTTTAATTCATCATAAGGACACAATTCAAATGCCCTGAATACCTTATTCTGCACAGGACAAATAGGCTTTCTTTGATACTCTGGTCCTAGTTTGTTAAGTGCTTCTTCAAGACTTTTCTTATCTATTACCCTCATCCATCTTCCAAAATACTCTTCAAGTGTCATTATACCTGACTGATTACATCCTCAATATTGTCAAGAAGGAGTTTATTAAGAACTTCATTAGAGCAGGTATTAGGATTGGGAATAGCAGGAGTTTCAATAAATCTGCTGGAATCCTCAATTAATATCTGAGGTTTTCTATCCTCAGGTAACTTATCTCTAAATCTAACTCTAGTGTGTATATTTGGTATAGTATGAGTAAGATAGAAAGGTATGATTTTCTTTATGATAGTCTTATTAATTAAGCCTGTCTTATTAAGAAATACCTCAGGGTTTACACGAATTATTGGTTTATAATAATCCATATATTCATTTGACCTGAACTCTTCTTTCTTACATAACACACTACATAGGATAAGTGGTTTGAAGTTACCATCTAATATGATACCTCTACCACCATAATACACTTCTCCTTTATTTGTAGTAACCCTCTGCAACCTATTATTGAAGCTTACTCTACTGAATTCATTGATTATACTATCAGTAGTTCTTTTAGTCTGATTGTAGGTGTTTACATACAAAGGAATAACCACCTTCTGGACAGGAGTATATCCTGACATATTCTGTGCTATCACACCTTCAATTACTGCCTTTGCAAACATAGGTACTTCAATCTCATCAGATGAGACATCAACTACAAACATTCTATCAAAGGCATTATGTTGGTCAAGAGACACAACATCTCGAGTAGTATCATCAATAGTAGCTTCTCCATAAGAAGAGAATATTCTATTGAGGCTATCTGTATATCTCCAACTAAATTCCATTATGCTTCAGTTTTATAATACATTGTTTCTGCACTGTATGTAGTATAGAATGGCAAATCTCTCTCAATCAAAGGATTACACTGATTTGCTACAAAGTTCACAAACAAATTAACCATAAATGATGCAATCATATTTGCCATAAAGGTAGTTTGTTTATAAGAACATATTGTTTCATCAGCATCCTTATCAGAGAATAAGAACTCATTCTTATATCTTTCAATGTTATAAGTATCATCACCTTTGATACATAATACTTGAAATTCCTCTGCTGCCAATCTGCCATCTATATACAGGCAATCTCCTCTCTCATTCTCAGGTTTAGAATTAACATGTTCAAGCCATTTACTAAAGAATGTCTTTCTTGCTTCCATGTTATCAAAGCCACAAATCATAATATTAGTACCTTGATTATCTGCATTAAATCTTTCAGGTACAGCATAAACACTACCAAAGTCAGTATATGTCATAATCATTCTTGACAATGCAGATACCTTAGGTACTCCAATATCACTTCTTCCATATAACTGACCTGACATATTGGCAGTTTCTACTGTATCTGGGTCAAAGATAAATAAGGCAGATGGTTTCATTCTTGCCAATAAGAAACCTACATAACTACCAATACCTCCTACACCAGCAAGTACAATAGTCTTTTCTTGTATCTTCTGATACCATATAGCAGAGCTAAATCTTGAAGTAGCTTCATCTACAAGTAATGAACCTGAATTCTTAGGTATTTCATTATGAGCATCTTCTACTGCCTGCTTTAATATCTGTGCTTCTTCTTCACTTAATGGAGAGGATTCAGACTCTTCACTGTCTATATCTTCTGAACTTTCTTCTCCTAAAATGGATTCTACAGTAACAGGGTTATAAGTAAGTTCAAAAGCTCTTTCAACTTGAGCCATTAGCCCATCTCCTACTGGAATTATTTCTTCATTCATATAATATATCCTTCTAAAATGTCAATATATGCTTTAATATACTCATTCTCAGGCAATTTGGTAAGCTCTTCAACAATGTCATGAGCACATATTGCTGCTATTTCATCATCTGTAGCACCTTGTTCAATGAGAGCATCATTTTCAGTGTACCAACAGATATAGTCAATATATCCTTCTGCCCAAGCTTTAAATGCTTTAAAACCATACTTTCCTTCACCAAATCTTCTCTTATAAAGAGTAGTCATACCTTTTGCCCACTTATTAACATCAATCTTACTTGAATCAGCTATGATGATACTACCTGTAATTAACTGAAGTACAAGAGATTTGATAGTCTTCTCATTGAATTTGACTTCACCATAAGGTATTACAATAGGTTCTTCTTCAACTTCAAATGGGAGTTCTGGCTCTTTCTTGATAATATTAGCTGGACCAGCTTGTCCTACAAATGATTGAGTTACTTTCTTGCCTATCTGTGTAGTACTTTGTGCTGGTTTTACACCTTGTGAAGGAACAGGGAATGTAGTACCTTGCTGAGATTTACTACCTTGCCAATTATCATATCCATTATAGACAGGTTTCTGTGCTGCCTTTGCTTTCTCTGCTTTTGCCTTCCTGATTTCTTCAAGTCTGGCATCAATTTCTCCACGAAAGGATTCCTCTGCTCTCTCAAATACAATTTTCAAGTAGAACCATTGCAATTCTTCATTCTCTACCTCATAGGATTTAGTATCTACTACCTCATTATCTTCAAAAGTAGGATAAGAGAATTGCTCCTCAATCACTTTAGTAGACTTCAACTTTCTTGTAATAGCTGCTGTGTAAGTACCTTCATTGTTTACAATAAGAGATACAAAGTGATTTCTGTCTACACCCTCTTCTTTCAAAGTAGCTGTATCAGTACCACTGAAGAAAGTACTCATATTATTATGTGAATGGATAAGACCCATTTGACAATCAAGCAAGTTAGGATTCTCAGTCATATAACTGATTACATCAGGACTCATGTCAAACTCTGTATAAGCAGCAGTGCCTATATCCATTACAAAAATATCAACACATCTGATAGCCAATGAGCCATCTTCAAAGCTACCCTCTGGTTTATAGAACAAAGTACCAGACCATTCATCTTTCCAAATATTCTGACATATATGTCTTATTTTCTTTTCTACCTCTTCAGGAATAATCAGCTTAAATATATCTGATTGTTTCACTAATTGTATTACCTTCTGAGTCTGTGTGTTTTGATTTTCCATATCTATAATTAATTACTTTAAGAATTTTTGCTAAAATATAAAGTGCTAAAGGTATATCAAGGACAGTAGATGAGTTATCTACTATATTATCAATATCAGTGATATTAAGTAATACATCTCTACCCTTGAATGTACATATCTTTCTACCTACATATCTCCTAAAGGATTCCATACTACCTATAGTTTCATCATCATATAGCTTACCATTGGCTATGATGTACTTTCTTAGGATATGTCTATTCATAAGAGCAGTTAAGGTATATCCATACTCTCCATTTCTGAACTTCTCATTATACCAATCAATGAATTCATTACTTATTGTAAGCATATAATCAGCAAATGACATACCAATAGAGTAACTTCCATCTTTGTAATCAAACTTCAATTTACCTTGTTTGATAAAATGAGATGTAAAATCTTTAAACATAGGTTTGGTACTTTCACCATAATAACTAGGTAGATAATTGTAAAGTTTAAACTTATCCACTATCTCAGTTCTGTTATGTGAGCCAATATTCTCCAATCTATGATATGGAGTACCCTCAATAGATTCTACTTCAACATACTTACTAAGTTCAAGACAGAACAATTCCCATATATCAGGGTCATATTCTCTGCTCAAATTAGATATAGTATCATTAATAGGTCCAGAACCTGTACATGGAATCTGAAAATATGTGAAGTCCCAAGTAGGTATATTATCTACATGAGAGTGCATATAGTCATTACTGATATGAAGATAAGAATATTCAGCTCTATTAAGAGTAAAATAATTATCTATAGTACCATCAGCCAATATCTTTACTTTAACATATAAGTGGTCAATATCAACAAATTTATCATACTCATTAGTGATTCTCACATGAGGGAAATGTACAAGAATGAAGCCTTTCTTAAATCCTATTTCCTTTATATTAGCTATAGCATTATTCAATATAAGAAGAGCTTCTTCATCTGATAAATCAGATAACTTCTTTGTTCTATATTCATCATAACTCCTAGTATTAAATACATCAGAATACCGTGATATTAACTCTCCTATAGCAGCATCATTTATCCACTCTTTAAATCTTTGAAGACTTGTAAACCCTTGCATATCTACCCTATCTTCACCAAAGAAGTTATTGAATATATCCAACACTTGATTTGGTATGAGCATAAGAGTAGAATATATCTCTTCTAATCTATTTTCTATTATTGCATTCATACAAAATAAAAAAAAATAGGCAGAGAGTATCTCTACCCACCTGCCTATAGTTATACAATGCTTTATTTTACAAAGCCAAACATACTGTCAATCTCAGCATCAGAATAAGGTGATTCAGAAGCCTTATCTTCTTCAGGAGAAGCTACTGCAATCACTACTTTACCCCCAAGAATGTCAGAATTTCTTCTCTTTCACAATCATCAATGTGGTCTGCATCATACAGAATTTCTGTCAATCTTGAGATTGCTGCTCTTGCTTTGGTATCTACTACCTCAGTAGGAGTTTCTGGTGTAGGAGCATCTGCACATGCAGGAGCTTCTTCTACTTTCTCTTCTTTTACAGGAGTAGGAACAGGCTTCTCAGCTTTAGCTTTAGGAGCTGATGCTGGAGCAGCTTTCTTACCAGCCTTTTCTACCAAAGAGATAAGGTCAGCAGTTTTACACATAGTGAAGTTCTTATCAAATTTCTTTACACATTCTGCCTGTAAGTTGTTAGCTTTGATAGCATCATAAGCTTCTTTTCTGCTCATAGCACCACTTCTGATTCTCTTGTTAGTATTAGTCAGCATGAATACCAACTCATTGGTAGTTGTACCTTTGTAAGGAACATCATGAGGAAGAACTGATTCATCAGTCTTCAACTCTGTCTTTGATGTACCTTCATAGAAGGTCATACCATCATAGTCAATATTATTCTGTCTAAAGTCAGATTTCAATTCAGCCAATGTAGTAGCTGCTGACATGATTATACTCTTTTTCTGATTCTTCGTAGACACAACTGTAATTTTTCTTGCTTCCATGTTTTCACTGTTTTAAAAATTAAACTTTATACTATTTTTTGTTATCCTGAATTAACCTTTTATACCTTAAAAGGCAAATCATCCCAATCCTCTTGTGGTCTAGAAGAGTTAAATAATGGGACAATTAATTCTAACCACTTTTCTTTACCTAAAATTTTAAAGGCATCACTAATATCTTTGCCTTTATCATCAAATTGAGGTAATACTAAATTAGTAAACCCAGTGGACTCTAATAGTGATAATCCACCCTTTAGACCTGCTTCATCATTGTCCAGTAGTATATAAATTTCTTTATATCTCCTTTTGAGTTCACTAATTGCAGTATCACTCATATTGTAACATTCTCCTTGTATGGCAATAGCTGGAATACCTGTGTTAGCCCATAGACAAAGTGCATCCTTTAATGAGGAGCATATACATATCTTATCTCCATATTCAGGAACTTTTGTCCATAATGATACTACACTTCTATCATGTTTGTTACTCCATTTATAACCATCTTTATTGAATGGTTGATAAATCTTTAAAGTAACCTTACCTTCCTTATGCTCTACATAAGCATAGGCATACCTATCAGCACCAAACACAAACTTCTTACCATCTTTGATGACAATCTTATGTGATATTGGGTAAACTTCTGCATACTTGAGCCATTCCAAACTAATACCATAGGATTCCCAATACTCAATATCATACTTTCTCCATTCTCTTACTTTACATTGTAAGTCTGATGAACTATTATAGCTACTGGTAGTAGCCACTTTACATGGAGTATATGATTTAATATGAGAACTTGTTGTAAACTTGGACATATCTTCATTGATTCTTTCAAGAACTTCTTTATAACCAACTCCCCACATACTAGATAAGAGGTCAAATAAACCTCCTCTATCCTTTGTGGATAAATCAGTATAGAATATTCTCTTACCATCTGAAGAATATAATCCAAATGATGGTCTTTTATCCTCTCTAAGAGGGGAATGAATAACACAAGGAACCTCTGTGACACCTAAATAGAATGACAGAATATCAGCTTCTGTTACTTTACTTAATATATCATCAAGGCTCACAGAACTCTTACCAGAACTGAATGCCATACTTTATATTATCTTTTACTGTTTATTGAACCAAGGTGAAAGAGCACTTGCATCTGGTGCTGCAAAAGGCATATCACCACCTGCACTACCAGCATTAAAGTCAGTAGATTCAACTGCATACTCCTTCAAATCACAAATGCTGAATTCTACATTAGGATAAGCACCATTAACTTTTCTCTCCTGCATTTCCTCATCAAGCTTACTGTAGTCAGTAACATTGTTCTTCAAGAACTTCTGAGTATAAACAGCCTGATACTGCTTGTTATCATCAGTAGTCTTTACTCCAAACATACACTTAACCTTATTCTTAGGCTGAAGTGCAATGACATTTCTCAACTCAGAGAAGTCTCCCTTGAAGTAATCCTGTACTTTATCCAGTCTTGCTTCTGCATCTGCTTTATTAGGAATTTCAACTACTTCTCCATTCTTCTTTTTATAAGACTTATTAGGAATATTCAAATAAGCCTTGATGAATGCAGTAAGTTCCTCTTCACCAATGAGTGCAGGTCTGAAGTCAGCAGGTTCAAACCAACTAAGAGATTCAGGTACAGTACCAGCCTTTGCATTTTCAATAGGCAACCAAGTAGTTTCACCATACTTATTGATTACCTGTACTTTAGTACCATCTCTGTTGTATCTTACCTCTTTAGCAAGGAAGAATGGAATCTTAGTCTTCATATCAATTCCATTGCATTTCTCTGGGTCAGTCTGAACAATGAAGTCAATTCTCACCTGAGGTACTTTATGCTTATCACCTTCCTGACCAATTTCAGTTTCAGTCAGATATTCAGGAGCATTTTCAAGCTCAATGCCATACAGCTTTTCAAGCTCAGCTTTGTTAGGATTTACTCCCAATACAAATACAGGAGCAACTCCAATATATCTTTTTACTACACTACCTTCTGTAGACTCTTTACCAGTGGCAAATGCCATAAATACTTTATTAGTCTTCTTCATATCTTTATATTTTCAGGACAAATTAATTCAATTTTAAATATACAATCATAATAAGTTCGCAAGTACTTTAAGCATCTGTAGCCTAAAGCTTCATCATACTTAAAGTACTCACAATCATAGCACATCTTTAGTCCATAAAAGGGATGTCTTTCTTGTCTTCTTCAGTAAACTCTGCAACAGGGCTGATAGGAGCTTCTTCACCAGCTTTCACTTCAACCTCAGGAGCTTTTTCAGTATCATCTACTGACTCAGCAGGTACTGCATCAGCTACTTCCTCAAGACCATCATGAATTTCATACACTTTGGTTTCTTCATTGAAGACTACAACACCTTCTCTAGGTTCATACTTAGTAACCTTGATAGGTCTACCCTCTTTGTCCACTTTAACTGTAGTCTCTACTACTTTCACTACCAGTTCTTCACTAGTATGACCAGTGAGTTTGAGAATACCAGCCTCATGTCCTTCAATCTCTTCTGTAAGAGCATTGTATTCTTCATTCAGCTTACTGATTTGTTCAGCAATTTTGTTTCTTTTAGTAACTGCAAAGTTTACATTCTGTGCTACTCTTTTTACAGCAGCAAACTGTCTAATTGAAATTGTCTTCATATCTTCTTAATGTTAAAATATTTGTAATAATTTTCTTTGCCCTTGATTATTTAATGGATTGGAGTCAGGACTACTCCACAGCTTGAATATAGTGAACTTTCTCTCATAATATCCTAATGCTATGTTGAAGCAATGCATTAATAGGTCTGCATCTGAAAGTACTTTCATAACAAACATAGTAGTCTCATAATAAGGCTTTTCATGCTCCAAACAATAGTTCATTAGTAATATATTTGCATCAGATTCAGTAAGTCCACCAAAGTTAGCTAACCTTGATATTCTTACAGTCTCATTCCTATCCATAAATTTCTCTTAATTTATCTACTACAAAAGATAAATCATTAGGAATTTCATCAGGCAAGTCATCTAATGCCCCAAGACTATCTTTTGCAGGATATTCACCATCAAATTCCTTTACAAAATGCTTGATAGGTTTCTTGTTCTCTGCATCATAACCTACTTTACCAAAGAGGATAATATCAAATTTTCCCTCTGGTGTGATGTAATCATCCCATTTACGAAGTATAACTATTGTAGGTAATCATTCTACTATACTTCCTTAATGTTTCCATTAAGATTTGACTATATCTTCAATAGATTTTCTCTTAGCCCACCAAAGTTTAATAGATTCACTTCTTTTTCTTCTGGATTCCTCACTTTGGGAAATACCCTTATGAGATTCTGATAGCTTCTTTCTTGTAGTCTCTGAAGCCCTCCTTCCTTTATTGGCTAAACCTATTTTACTTTTATGTTCTTCACTAAGAGGTACACCTTTAAGCCTTTTACTCATAGCTTCCTTAAACTCTATAGAATGCTTAGTTCCAATCTTAGATTGTCTAATTTTTTCTATAGCTTCAGAATTATGAATAAAGCCTATACATCCATCACCTCCAGCAGTAAGATTAATTAAATTGGAGAACTGTGAAATCCAATATTGCTCCCTTTCCTGCCAAATGCCACTTTGACAGGTTTCCAAGAGTTCTATTATAGGTTTCTTATTCTCCTTTAAGATATTAAGAATCCAATTGCTTAAATGCTTGTTATGCTTATTTCCTTTAGCATTGGCAATATGGTTTCCCAATCTCCTACTTAGACTTCTTACAGTCTTACCTACATATCTTACTTCTAAGGTATCAGGATGCTTTAATGCGTAAATGTATACTTCTCTATTGTCTACCATTTCCAAATATAATTGATTACTTTATAAATGTACTCCCCCACAACAGGGGATAGTCGATGAACCTTGAACTCATAAAGCCCCTTGGCTGCTGATTGCCCATTTCTCCATCACTAAGAATACAACTAATTTTCAAACATTCAAGCCTATTGTTACCAATTACTTTGTAGTTTAGTTGTCTTTAGGGTGTTCCAGCAATTAGATAGATAATGGCAGACTATGCTACCATCTTACCTGTGGTTTTGAACTTATAAGAAATAGAATCTCCGTTCTTATCCTTATATTCCTCATAGTGAGCACAACAGATAATATTCTTATCTTCAGGGAATCCTTTGAAAGCATCAAAGATTAATCCCATACCATAACCAATCTGCTTAGGAGTGTCCCAGCCTCCCTTCATTGCATTAGCCATGTAGAAATCTTGAGCCAAGTAGTTCATATCATCAATAAGAACATTCTTATATGGTGAATTCTTTATCATATTGACAATTTCAGCAACTACTGCAAATCTGTCAAGACCTGTCAAACTATCTACCTGTACTCTATTACCAGTAGCCAGTGCATTTGCATTAGTAAGTTTTTGAGTAGGTTTGCCTACATTCTCTACTCCTAAATTACCAGTGATAAGCTTAAATTTAGGATTAGGAACTCCTCTACCAATACACTGAATAACAAAAGTCTCTTCTGGGTTTAGACCTTTAATACCTAGCTTCTCCCTTCCACAATAGGAAGTTGTTTTTCCGAAACCACTTTTTGCCAAAACAAGTATCTTAGCCATTTGATTTAAATTTTAATTTTTATTATACTTTTTCTTTGGTCTGTATGGTTCTTTAGTTAAGGGTCTCCCCATTCTATTAAACCATACATCTTTTTTGCAAAGTTAGTACATTATACCCACTTATGCAACTTTTTAACTATCTTTTTAATTGCAAAACTGAAGAATACCTTATTGGTTTTCCTGCCTCTAAGAGTATCAATATATTTATAGACTTGTTGAAGTCCTTCTTTATCTTCTGGTCTAGGTAATTCATTAAATGTACTTACTGCACCATCAAAGAATAAAGGACATATTTGACCATTAGCACCATAGTCTCTGTCTTCAATAACCTCCATAAACCTTATATTGTTTCTGAACTTGGTTATATCATATCCTTCATATTCCTTTAAACCATACTTAAAAGGACTATACAAACCAATAACCATATTGGCATCTCTAGTAGTTGTCTTACAGTCTGCAAGACCATCTGAAGAAGGTTTTAATTTATTAAGCTTCTGATTCTCAATACCCTCTTGTGCTTGAGCCTGATGTTGAATGAGTACAAAGATAAATCCTAGCTGATTTCTGAGAGTAATTCCATACTTACTCATCTTATCAATAGTTTCCATCTTCTTCATACCACTCTCATTAGTTAAGTTAGAAGCATTATCTACTATAACTATTACATACTCTTCAGGGTCATCAGGGGTATAAGGATTAATAGGGTCTATAACCTCTATCTCTTTTATCTCATCAGTAAGCTTATCCTTTCTCATCTCTTTCTTGAAATTCAAGTGACCATGCGTAAGAGCATAATCTCTACAATACTTATTAATACCAGTAGGATTTCTTTGGTCATCTACATATATTACCATGCTCTCAAATGCCTTAATATACATTTGATACCTCTCAGTTTCAAGAAGTTCAAGAATTTTATCACTTACAGGGTGGTCTCTATCTGTACTCTTCAGTTCAGTTGGAGATATTTCTATACCATCTAACCTGAATAATAAGTGACAAAGAAACTCATTATACTTCTCCTCTGGACTCATCTCCAAAGTAAAATATAGTATCTTTATTCTTATTTCAGGATGTTCAAGCATAAAGAATAGTGGCTCATAGATAAACAGATAATCACAGAACTTAGATTTACCTACTTTCTGATTGGCTGTTACTACAATATACTTCTTCTTCTCAATACCCGGAACCCAACTTCTAAATCTATAAAATGGAAAAGGGACACAGTTGTAAAGACCTTTTTCAACTCTTTCCTTTCTCACTCTAAGATTATTCATCACTTCTTGGAATGTGCTCATACTAATTTATGCTTGAAGTCCAATCATTTCTTAAATTCTCTTCCTGACCAGCATTCTCAATATAACTGATTAGTTCTGAGTCACCTTCTACCTCACCTCCTGCACCAACTTTCTCTTTAAAGATAAAGTACTTTAATAGCCTCATATACTGATAGTTACCATTGAACCCTTGTACATACTTCTCTGTTGCTTGGATTATTTGCTCATCAGTGAAGTCATTACCATACTTCTTGAAGAACAGTTTTAATCTTCGTACAATTAAGGCTACTCCCTCAGCCCAATAATAGTTAGTGTCATCTTTTTTGCCTTTAGGAAATATCTCTTTGAGCCTTGTAGCCAACTGAATTAACCTGTCATTAGGTTCCTGTTTCTTATCAGAATCTACAATCACAGAATCTATTACCTCAGTGCCTTTATTAGTAAGTCTCCATCCAATCTGCTGGAATAAATCATCTCTGTCAGCAGTTATATAACCTTTATTGATTAAAGCATGTTCAGCTTCCTTTAGGTCAGACTTATTAGCTATTGCTAGCATTAGTAAGACTTCCCCTAAAGTAATGCCATTACTTGAACAAGCTTCCTTGTTCAAACTTATTGTCATTCTGAAAGCTTTTCTACATATTTAACTTCAACTTCTCTGACCAGCTCACAATTTCTAGCCATTGTTCCAGCCATATTAGCCTGTTTTTTGAGACTTTTTGCAATGCAATTCCATACATTTGTAGCAGTCTTGAATGCTTTAGCCTTAGCTCTTGATTCAGCAATCTTCTTACCAGTAGCTTCATCAAAGGTATCTTCAGAGTTACATCTAACTATAGCTGTTACTGTAAACTCTCCATAGCAATTTACCTTAGGAAACTTAGTTGTCCACCAATTAGGGTCTATACATCTATAGCCTCCAGATTTGTAAATCTGCATATCAACTGACATGTTACATACTACCACTTTGTTCTCAGGCTTTACAATAAACTTAGATTCTGTTTTAACACTAGTTCTCATAATGTATTCTTTTGATGTTATTAATAATAGGATTAACCCTTGTTCAATTCAAAATCCAATAGGTTATCCACTTCATTTATGTATTCTTCACTTACTCCTTCAAGAACATTCTCCAAATAATCCATATCCCTTGTATTTTTATAATAGAATATGAACTGCACAGGGTCAGTAGCCCTTAGGCTACGCCCAAACTTTTGAATGAATGCTCTTTCTTTACCATCAAGCTGAATGATTATTCCAGCCTCAATGTCAGTAAGATTTTGACCTTCCTGCAACATTCCAACAGCAAATAGACTGCCTATCTTTTTGGTATTGAACTTATCTATTATCTCTAAAGAGTCTTTTCTCTCTGAGTGTATAGCATTTCTACCACCAAGAAGCTCAGCTTGCTCTATACTTGTACAGAAACAGATATATCTCATACACTGTAGCTTATACAGTAATACTCTTACAGCATCAGTCTTACATTCTCCAAGAAATCTCTTTCTCTTTAAGCCAACTTGTAGCCATTTATTCTTAGTGAATTCCTGTCTTGTTATAAAGAATTGTTTCTTCCAATATTTAAATTGATCAGACAGATAATCATATTTCTGTTGTTGTGTGCAAGAAATTTCCAGTGTGACATTTGGGTACTTTGCTTTATTCCTCAAATACTCCCATCTTTCATAGAATTTGCATTTATAAGTGACTCTCTTTTCCTTCTTACCCCACCCCTCTATAATAGTACAATTAGGATATGTATTATCAAGATTCAATGGAATAAGATATACTTTAGGCTCAGGCAATATGCCCCATTCAATAGCTTGTTTGAGAGTTACTTTAGAGGTTTCAAATTCCCCAAATATTACAGATACAGCTCCCATTACTTGGTCAGGAAGAGTAGCAGATAAA